GGCTAACTGCATTGCCTGACTTTTGCTTAAAGGTCTTATTGTCATTGATACCTATTAGGGCGAATATCTCAGAGGCTTGCGGGTCTGCCTTTTGGACAAGTACACTATTTATGGTGCGCGGGGTTGGGCGGTCGAAGACTTGCTTCATGTTGGCCTGAATGGCAGCGCGGACGAGAAAGGCTGTATTGTTTACGGCGATAGCTTCGGCATCGGGAAAGGTCTTTGCCATAGTGCGCAAGCCTGAGAGGTAGCCCTCTGCGTCGACTATTGCCTCAATTTTCATACTGTCGATGTCTCGTCGTAACCTAATTCGTTGACGGTGTTATCAATGACGATTCCCTGCATCGTTGCCGAAATGCTTTGATTGTTTGCGGATACGGTCGCCGTCACCTTAACGATGGTCTTTTCTGTTAAGCGTAAAGGTATGTGAAAATCGTACATGTCACTTGTTGATCCTGAACCGTTTACAACCGTATTCCCCCGAGTATTAAAAACACCGCCAAAGGGTTTTATGAGCAGATTACCAGTAGTAAATCCTGTGCTTGCTGTACTGATTGCCCAATCATAAAGCAAAAGCGATTTGCCAAGCGGTACTTGATAGACTATCGACTGTGACTGATTTTCTGTTGGCTGCATTTGTTGTTGTATAGATGAATTTGCGGCTGTCGATGTGCATGTGATTGTCCCGACATTTGCGCTAGTGCTGCCTGCGGTGCTTCCTATCATGCGATGAACAATCCAGTATTTATTCACGGAAAGCACAGCCGATGTGCCGTTTAGAGTAATTGTTTCTGAAATTTCTGCATAGGTGTCATCAAGTCCAGTAATGGTTAAAGTTCTTAACCCTGTGCCGTTTGAATTGTCGTTTGTTGAGCTGCTAACGATGCTTACTTTTTCTGCTGTTGTCGGTGCTGCCCATGTTCCGCCCTGTGAAATTATATCCTCAGAAGCTCCGGTATCGACATCTGCGTTTTTACCGATTTTGTAAAAGCGTGTAACACCTGGAACCTTGCCGCGAGCAACGGCGACGATGAAGTCTTCAGTCATAGTTTACCCCTTTAAAAGTTTTTCCTCAATCACTCGCGCTGTGGTTTCGCAAGTAAGCATCTTGTTAATTATTCCTGTGCGGTCGGTAGTCATCGTTACTTCGAGAATCTTTATATTACTTTGTAAATTGAAATCCACAAACGGAAAATGACGAGCTATGAAATGCGGCACGTCTACCTTTTTAAAGTCGCTTGGCATCAATCCCACTTGCATACCTCCGTTTGCTTTGCTGGCAAACTCAGTTTTTCGAATGGCTCGGCCATGGGTTGCAACCGACGGACAGAGAAAAGGCCGTCCATAGGAACAATAAAGCGGCCAGACTTGACAACGCATTTTGCTGAGCCGTGCGCGATTTCTGGGCGTGTCTTTTCTGTGATGTCCCGCACCGTAAATTCATAACGCGACTCTTCGCAATTCTCAGTGGGGAAGTAAGGCCGACAAACATAGTCGACCTGCGCGAGGGTTAAAATAAGATCATAGAAAGCGATGAACGCGAAAGCCCGCAACATGATTAAAAGCCTCGCACCAAATTTACGCCGTCAAGCATATTGCCACTTGAAACCATTGGCGCGGGTGCCAAGTTTTAACGCCTCTGAAAGCGTACCGAGACAGATTTCATTTTCTCGCGCTGCCTGAGTCAAAGACTCGTATCGCTTACCGTCGCTGCGTAATAGCGGTTTCTTTTTGCCGTTGTATTTTCGATTGTCGATTTTCATGGTTAAAGATATTCCCATTTAAATCCGTTTGCACGTATCCCGATTTTCAGGGCTAATGATATCGTGCCGACCGTCAATTCATTATCGCGCGCGGCTTGTGCTAAAGATTCATACTTCTTGCCGTCGCTTCGGACGACGGCTTTCTTTTTTCCGGTATTCTTTCTGTTAGTCATACTGCCTCATCAAACATTTCAAGCTGTGAATTTTCTTTCATGGCATTCTCGGCGTTTCGTGCGGCGACATCGAAATAGCTTTTTTTTAATTCGACACCGATGGCCTTGCGGCCCATTTTTAATGCTTGATAAACCTCAGAGCCTATGCCCATGAAAGGCGTAAACACTGTGTCGCCTTTGTTTGTGTAAAGCGTGATAAGGCGCTCAATCGTCGGCAGTTGTAATGGGCAAATATGCTTGTCATCGTTCGGCCCGCGACCGGCTGTATAGTTTAGAGTATCACCATAATCAATGTCCATCCATACCGGCGATGCGTATTTTTGCCAAGTGTCAACGTCGATATTCATATTCACTGGCTCGCTGCGTTCTCCGTCTTTCCTAAACACAAGAACATAATCAGGGATGCCGACCCGCGACATAGTGGAATCCTTTTTCGTCTGCTTATGAAGCAAGCCAAGAGCCTTAGTCCGCTGCATTTCTGTGACCGGGTTTTTCCATATCGTAACCCGTGAATGGTAGATAAACCCGATCTCTGAGAATAGTTTAATGATCTCACCGGAATAATCCCGAAGGCCGATGAACCCTTCCTTACCTTTCTGGATTGGTAAATCCATGCAGTGTAAAGCGACATTACGCCCCGGCTTTAATATCCGGTAAAGCTCCCGAACCATGAATGTAAATTGTTTCATATATTCAGAATAGCTGCCGACATTGCTCATATCGTTAGGATCATCGCTGTAAGTGTATAGATCGGCGAACGGTGGCGAAAACACGCTGAATCCCACCGACGCATCCGGCATTTTTTGCATCTCTGTGACGCAATCCCCATTTGTGATTTGATAATCTGATTTTTTAATCTGCATTGACTTCCCTCTTTTTGTTTTCCATTCGCCGGTTATCTTCTCTATTGTCTCGGCTTGTTTTTTCTTGAAATTCTTTTCCTTGCCCTGAATCACTTGCCATACCGATTTCATAGACTCCGGTATGACGTTTATGATTCTAACATTCTTCTTTTGACCGAATCGCCATGACCGACGGACCCTTTGATAATACTCCTCAAAAGAAAAATTCAGGCCGCTGTTTATTTGTGTCGCACAGTTCTGCATGTTGAGGCCGTACATTGCGATTTTTGGTTTTGTGATTAGTATTCTGACTTCGCCTTTCCGAAAGGCGTTTATACGCTCAGACTTAACATCATCGCTCATTGAGCCATTGACCTCTACCGAATCCGGTATGGCCTGCGCGAGGCGCCTTGACTCTTCGTTCTGCAAAGTCCATACGATAATTTGCCCTTCAATATGCGAACACATGCCCGCAATCATATTGACTCGCTCGTCTTGTGTAAGTCTCAGTTCTGCATGGAGTTTTGTCGCGTCGAATTTTACATCGCTGAATAAATGGCCATCCTTTGCGCCGGTAGTAAGCCATACGCATTCAGTTTCCAGTTTCGGCAGCTTGTACTTTTTCTGCGTGAACCCGTACCGGGCCGGGTCATCAATCGTGATTGACCAATCTTTTAACCATGAAATAAACTGACCCTCTGCATGGCCTTTGAGTCTCCATTTTTGAGTCTCTCCGCCATCGTGCACAAAGAAACGCGAGAGCATCGCAAGTCGAGACATGACGCCCAAAAACTCCGCATGGTTTCCGATCTCTGTATCGTCGTTCGGGTCTGGGGTAGCTGTACATGCTAAGCGATATTGTATATTTTGGGCAAAGTCGATTAGCTTTTTCTTTGTCTGACCCTGAAAGTTTTTCAGGATGCTGCTCTCGTCAAGAACGATGCCGCCCCATCCGTCGGCGGGTATGTTGCCCAACTGTTCATAATTCGCGATGAATATCGACCCATTCCGATGCCCGTCGAATCGCTGAATCTCTACACCAAGGATTGTGTCCGCCTCTTCTATTGTCTGGGGGGCTACCGCAAGCGGGCAGAGAATCAAAACCGGCTTTCCCGTATGCTGACTTACCTGCCATGCCCATTCTGACTGCATGGCGCTCTTGCCTAAACCGCAATCAGCAAATATCGCATACCGGCCTTTTTTAAGTGCGGTCTTAACTATCCACTGCTGGAAGTCGAAAAGCGCTGGATTGACTTCACAGTCAAATCCATAGCTCTCGACCGGCTTTATTTTACTTTGGATGAAATTTTCATATTCTGTCATCTTGTCCCCCTAAATAAGTTCTGAAATCTCGATCTTTTTCCCGATCATGTCTTTGATTTGGCCCGGTGAAATATCCCAACCGACCCCACGTAGTTTGTAAACCCGCATGGCCGCGTATTCGTGCGGCACGTCATCACGACCGGCAAGCCGCAACGCTTCGAGCACATCGACGCTGAAAAAGTCCGCAATCTTTTTGTTATAGCTTTTGTGGTCGTAACATGCGACCGCGTAGGCTTTGTAACCGTGCTTCGCTGCCTTAAGAAGCTCTGGCACTTGATGCGGTTTGAAATCTTTGAGGCGCAACCGAAAAGACTTCGGCACCTTTGCCTCTATGGTGAAGAAAGCGCCACCGATTGCCGCGTGTATATCATAAGGCCGCGCCGGGGAAAACTTCGCCATGATTCCACGGTTGTCTGGTATCTTATACCAGTGGCCCCCGGCTTTTCTCCATGCGTTGCCAAACTCTGTGCAAAATTCACCCTCTGGGTTTTTACGCTTAGACATGACTATGCCCTTACACCGCATCGGATGCACTCTGTAAAGACTCCGCTGTCTCGGCTTGTTTGCTTAAAATCATGTCCGCCATAAATAAAGCATGTCTTCGCGCTTGATTCAAGTATAATGTGCGATGCGGCCTTGACGCTTTCTGTCACTCTCACCTCGTCTTCGGTCTCTGGCCATTTTTTCAGGCGCTCAATGTATATTTTTCCCGCAAGTTTCACGAGTTCTTTTTGAATGTCTTTCATGGCTTAACCTTTGGCGGGCAGGTTGTCGTCCGTCCGATTTGTCCTTTACTCCATTGCGAGTCCATATTTGAGCCGCTGTTCGTAAATTGAAACGCGCAACACCTTTGGCTTTTAAACACCTTTTCACAGTTTGGCAATCGATCTTTGTCAATTCCGCCTATCCATGGGTTATGAGCACACCCCGAAACGCATGCGACTGATTCAACTTCGACGATTTGAACCTCTGGAACGCCGCAACAAACGGCGAACAAACTTAGCAGTATATTTTTTTTAATCATGGTAGTTTAACCTCCGTTAAAGCCGAGAGGCGAATCAGCATTGCATCCCGCGCTTGCTTGTCTCCCACACAAAACTTTTCGCATATTTCCTCTATCGGCTGTTGCGCCGTAACGATGAGCCGAAAGCCTTTACCGGCCCGCGCTGCATCGAAAATCAAAAACAACTTTCCGCGCATTGCTTCGCTTGGCATGATTTGCCCGATGTCATCCAAAACCCAAAGGCCGGAAAACTTCGGCGGTTCATTGTTCATCGCCATACGTGTAAGTTCTGTTTTCAATTGCTCGCCCTTCAATACCTTTACGCCGCGCTGGTAAGTCATCGCACACGCAGCGGCCAAAGTCGTCTTTCCCTGTCCGGTCGCTCCATAGATGTAAAGACTCTTGCGCGCCTTGAAATCATCCAACGCCTTTGACTGACGAGGTGAAAGCGTCGGGATTTTCTCAAGGCCAAGGTCGCGGAGAATCCCTTCCTGGTATTCGTCGAGACGCGCGGCTTTTTTGCATGGGCAAATATCTATTGCGAGCGGGCGGCATATCGTCGTATCGATCTTTGCATCCGGGTTTACCTCGCCAAAGATGTCGCTCTCATCATGCTTCGGCATTTTTTCCGCTAAGGATTCTTTCAGGGTGCCGATAATTTGTTTATGCTCTTCGAGTGTCGTGCTGTATGTCGTTTGCTCAAAGCGTCTAATCACGTAGCCCTGACCGCTGCATGGCAAAACGCATTCGCCGACAGTGTGGAAAGTCCCGGCGCATCCGTCTTTCTTGTCGTCGCCTTTTAGCTGAGCAATAAGGGCGGCCGTTGCATCTGCTTTCGTTTTAATGGTGAGAGTGTCTTTCTGTATCATTCTTTATGCCTCCGTAAAGAAAAACCCGGCGCGAACCGGGCAAGTGTTTTACTTTGTTCTCGTCTTTGATATCCGCGATAACTTGACGCGCCGCGTTTTGGATTTCATCCATGATGCGACCGTCTTTCAGTTCTTCGAGGGCTATCACATTTTGCTTTGACATTGTTTCTCCTATGCTTTTATAAAGCTATTCATTTTTAGCCATCGCCTGCGCCTACGCCTAAGCCTACGCCTGCGCCATCGCCATAGCCATAGCCATCGCCATAGCCATAGCCATCGCCATCGCCATAGCCATAGCCATCGCCATCGCCATAGCCATAGCCATCGCCTGCGCCATCGCCTGCGCCTGCGCCTGCGCCTGCGCCATAGCTTGCGCCATAGCCTGCGCCTACGCCTGCGCCATAGCCATCGCCTACGCCTGCGCCTGCGCCATAGCCATCGCCTGCGCCTATCGTTGCCATACACTCACCTTGCGAATAATTGTTTCAGCTTCGGCTGTGCATTTTAAAATCTCAATGGCTTGCAAAAGCTGCACGTCTACCGGCTGTGCGAATTTGCAATTTTGTGGGGCTTTAACTCCATCATTTGCCATCTGCGAAAGCGATGCGGCGCCATCCCAGTACCATAAGCGACGCGCGTCTGTCATTTCAACCTCTTGCCCTGATCGCGCCTTTAGAATTCCAGCAAACACACCAGCCGAGTATGTGCGAACGATGCAATACTTCCCGCGATAGTCAGTCATCTCTGAAGCGATTTCGGCTGTCGCTGAAATATCCATCTTTTTGCATCCGATTTCCTTTTCGATCTCGGCGTTTATTTTCCGGTGCTCTTCAACCTCGCCAAGTGTCATTTTCTTAATATCTTTCATTTGTTTCTCCTATGCGATTTGTTTTTGATTCCTTTCCTGATTTTCCCGTTCGAGTACATCGACAATAGCAGGTGCCCACTGTCCGTGTTCGTTTACGTATCGTGAAAAAGAATCCGGTGAAATGTTTTTCTTTAGGGTCATAATGTCCCACTTGGCTGACCAATCGTGAAACGCGGTTTCAAGTTCCGCGCGGGTCATGTTTTGGTAATTTGGGAAGGGCTGTGCAATCTCTTCGACGGCCTTCACCGGTTGTAACTGATGCCATCGACCTGATAAAGTGGTCGGCGTGAAACCTGCCTCTTTCCAGTACAGATCTGTCGGCTTGGCGTTTTTTATCCGGCGAAAAAGGTCAGCGGCCATAGACTTTACTTTCTCCATGCTTTCGCCTGACTGTTCCCAAATCCTTTGAAAGGCTTTGCCCCACTTGCCTGACTCTTTACCCCATGGGAATTTATTTTGAGCATGCAACGCGGGATAACCCTTTTCAAATATGTCTGCCATCTCTTTAGCTGGGTAAGTATGCTTGCGCTTTTTAACAGTGGAGCCGTCGCCGATAGGCGCGGGAGTATTCTCTGTGGTAGTCTTTGTTGTATTCTCTGTTAAAGAGAGTTTGCTGCTTTTCCGCATACTTGTATGCAGGGTTTCCGCATCCTGAGCCTGCGGGTTTCCAGCATCCTGAAACCTTGACTCATAAAGAGCCGAAAGCGACTGAATCAGCTTATCAAAGTCGATTCTGAAATACAGCTTAGCCGGGTTGCCTTTAAGCTTTTCCTGCATGATACCAGACTCACGCAGCTTTTTGCGGGCCGTTTCTTGCTCTGTACGTGTAAGGCTGATTTCCCGTTTCCAGTCCTTTTGTGATTTGTAAATCCACCCGTCCGGGTCATCTTGTTTATCTCGCCAGTAGAAAAGCTGAGAGAGTAAAACGCCCGCGTTTGTGCTGTCGACGATTGCCGCAAAGTCTGGGTAAAATGCCACAGGATTCGAGGTCAAAAACTCTTTGAATGTTTCTTTGTCTGTCATAGTTCTCCAAATAAAAAACCCTCGGCTACGTTGGAGGAGACCTTTACCAGCCGGGAAGAAGCGGCCTATAAAGTCCAACGTATGCGAGGGCTTTCTTTTCTTCCTCGATGTCTCACGGTCTCCACCGTGTACGCCTTTCGACGCTCAGACAAGCTAACAAAGAATCAATGCGCCGTCAATTTATTTAGACGCCTTGCGCCTCTCTCTATATTGCCGCATGTATTCTGATTCACAAGACCGGCAAAAAGACCGATGCTTATTCGTGCGCGGTTTATCGCAAACGGTGCAGACCATAGAGCCCGCTTTCTTGCGTTTCCTTGTAAGGTTTACCGTGAAAGAATTACTCTTCATCGTCCACCCCTAAAAGGCGAACATAGACAAGCCCTTTCTTTCGATTGCATCTAATACGGTATACTATGCCACCGACCGTTTTAAATGCCTTTAGCGTATCGTCTACAAAGGTAATATGCGTTGCGTGAAAAGTATGTGGCCCGATAAATAAATCCCAACCGCGCATGATAACCTCTGGTAATGCGCCGTTCATCGCTGGCAATGTTTCGATGTGCTTGACCTTGATTGACACGTCTTTTATATTTGCCACGATCATGGAGGAACCATGTCCTCTGGCCTTTCCTCCCAAGTAGCGCAGTGACGAAGTATAACCCCGTTCTCCCCGCGCTCAGGGAAAAGAGTCCACTTGTCCGCGTCTCTGTCTTCGTTCAGGAATTGCAAACGCTTATACGCTGCCCGCTTTAGTTCCCAAAACTCAGCCTTGGAAAGTTCTGCGGTAGAGTTTACAATAAAATACTCGCGCCCGAAAAGCGTCTTATACTCTCCGTAGGCCACGTTGCGTGTCGCGTCAAAGGCGTCTTGCATAAGCAGATTTGACACCTGCCGCTTGTCCATGCCGACCTCATCGCCAAGAATCGTGCAGCGTTCAAAATGCGCATTGCTTTGCGAAAGCTCCCGCTGTGGAGATTCTTTGACTATGCGGAGAATAAAACGCGCGTTCTCTTTTTGCTTCATCGCCCAACCGTCAAAGGCTTTGCGGCGGTCGAGAATCAGGCGCCCGCCTTTTATTGTGCCAGAGTATTCTTGCACTACTTACCCAATAAGCGCCGCAAATCGTTTTCGGCTTTCTTAATCTCTTCGGCGTAATATTCTGCGCTGCGCTTTAGTGACTCGACTTTATGTTCTGCGCTTCGTATCATGTCGAGACGTCGTTTCGCGTCTTCATTCTTGTGGCCCCACCACCAACCCGCAAGGCTTCCGGGAATTGGTATTCACTTTGCTTCTAAAACTTTGCAAGCTCTACAGACTCGCGCCTTTAGGTCTTCAAGCTCTCGGTTGCGTGAGTTGAGTAAGTCAGCGTCTGCGCCTTCGTCTCTGCACGGCATTTTATTTACCCGCCATCGCTTCGCCGTTTTTCTCTGCTTCGATTAGCAGATCATAGCGCCGCGCCTTGCGTTCAAGGTCGCCGAGGTGCTTCATCAGTTCGACGATATGCTTTCCGTTCTCCGCGCTTTGCGCTCGTGCATTATCTCTCATAAGCCACACAATTCTCAAAATGCGCCGCATGATTTCCGGTGAGCATCCAGCACGATCGGCCACATGGTCAAAGATATTGCCAAAAAGTTTTTCGGTGTTCTCAAACATCCGTTCGGTTTGTTCGTTCATTCTCTCCCCCTCAATCGTAACTTGTGCTAGTCTGGCGGGTTCCGTGGTGTCGGGTATTCAATCCCAACGCGCCCGCATTCCTCGGCCAATAGCTGCAAAGACCGGCGAACCCGTGGCCGATAATCCCACATGGCTTCGGGCATCATGTTTTCTATCATCCACAACCGCTGAGCCACAGGGCGCACGATGTCCACACCTTCGACCTGAAGAAAGTCAAAGCATGGCTCACCGCGTACCGAGTGACACCCGCGCACAACGTAAAAGATATTCCACGGGCAGTTCGCCAGCGCCGGCTCATCACCTGCCGAGAATACGTGCGCCGGGTCTCCGCCTGAAAGCCCTGTGAATAAGCAACGGCCATCGGTGCGTTTCCATGCTTCGCGCTGTGCTTGTTCGCGGGTCATGGGTTAATCACCTTTGCGGTCATGCTGGCCATTGTCTCCCAAAGAAAAGCCGTCGTGCTTTGTTGTTTCTTTTTCATTGCGCTGTCCCTTGTTTCTTTGCCCACTCGTCACGAAGCACAGAAAAGAAGTTCTCAAAATCTGAAGAGCAGTCTTCAAACTTCTTGAACATCTCTGATTTGCTTTGATACCCGAGACGGAGGCAAAGGCTCATAGCCTCTTTACCGTCGTCTGACTTTTTCCACTTTTCAATAGTGGTGATAATCTTAGCCTCTCGCGCCTTGGCGTCCGCCGCTTCTTTTTCGATGCGCTCGCGCTCTTTGTCGTCTTCGCTTACTGCGTCGGCCACGGTCTCCGCCTTTTGGGGCGTCACGTCCTTGGCTAACTGTTCGGCCCTGTGGTTAGTCGCTTCAGGCATTACGATGGGCTCGCCATGTTTTGCCTGTGCCATCTCGTCCTCTGTGTAAAGGCCGCTAAGTTCTTGCGGGAAAGCCGCGCGTCTCGCCAATGCTTCGGCGCATTTCGCCAGCATGACTTCGGGCATCTTTTTCCACATTGCATTCGGTGCGCCGTTTCTATCTGTGACGACATAACTTGAAAACTTAGCCACTCCCCATAAAGGCTCCGTGAAGTCCCGGCAGAGAATCCCAACCTTTGCCGCGTGTGGTGCTCCGTCGCCTAACCAAACGTCAGACCATGCACCGTCTTTACCGCACCAAAAAGGGCCAACCATGCCTTGATATTTTCCCGTGCGCTGAGAGATTAAGCGGAAACCGTCAATTGAAAACTGCCATGTCATCACTCTCTTTTTAACCCATTCGCCATGTTCATTCTGAACATTGTTCACGCGCGAGATAAAATAAATCTGACGTGCGAAAGGGTCAAGGCCGGTGCGTTTGACAACCTGCATAGCAAGCTCAAATTCTTCGGGGCTTGCGTCTTTTGCGATGGTATCCCGCAAAAGCTTTATGCGTGTGTCCGGCCATTCGTGTTCGACCACCGCCAACGGCTTTGATTCGGTCTTTACTACTTCCGCTTTCGCGGCTTTCTTTTGACGTGCCATTAGCGATCACCTATTCCAATTTTTTCGCGAATGTCTGTTGCATGCAGTTTTTTTTCTTCGCGCATGATTGCTTTTATCTCCGTCATTATGTTCTCGAATGACTGAGAATGCCTATGCGCAAAATCATTACCGCCCGCCGCAATATGGCCCTTTATCCACCATGCTACGTCCGCAAGGTTGTCATGGTCTTCCAGTGTAAAGCGTGCCATTATGCAACCATCCGATAAATCGCTTCGGCCTGAGACACAAGCGCCCGCGCTTTATCCGTGACGATTTCGCTTTTCACGACGCCTGAAAGAATCAATTGCAGTCGGGCACATTGCAGCATCCGCCCGATGCTTTGCCGGTACATCTCTTGCAGTTCTTCAAGCCGTGCGTCATCTTCCATGCTTATGACGATAACATCCCGCAAATTGCGCAGGATTTCAGATTGTGTGTTCATCGTCTTTAGTAGCTCGCCACACGCGGCCATGCGTTCAAGAGTCACGCGCCACCCCCTTTGTTTTCGCGGTGCCAGTTCTTTGACATAAGATCGCGCCTTCCTTGCTCGTCTGGGCGCCCGTACTTTATGCGGCCCGTCAGATTGTCGCGGTACTGAAAAATAGCCATGCCCAACGCTGTACCACCAGCCGCTCTCCGTGGCAATCCTGACAAGAACCCGCGCCGCTTGCCGCCGCCCTTCGCCTTCCCGATTCGCACACCTGGTGGCTTTGCCGCGCCTTGCGTCTCTGCTTCGAGTTTACTTCGCGCCATACCAGAAAACATACCAGCCATAAACGCGGGCAAAAATCTTTTGAATCCTGATTTCACTTTTTCGCCTTCCTTGCGTCTTGTTGACGCTCTGCCGTTTCGATAATTGCGTTTTCAATCCACACCTGAACGCCGCGCCGGTCAGCCTTTGCCGCCTTTACCGCTGCCTTGTGGTATGTCTCGCGCATCTTAAAGCCGACGACCCTTTCGTCTTTTGCCTTTTCTTTCTTCATAGGCGCCCTGATAAAATCACGACTAACATGAACGCCACCGTGAACAATGGCAAAAGCCATACCGGAACCCCTGAAAGCGGCATCGGATATAATTCATCCGATGGAACCGTAAATGGTTTTTCCTTCTTATTCTTCTTTTTCATTGTTTCCCCTTAACCTTGTTGTAAATTTGATTTGCGATAATTAAGTTTATGCCGCACGAGCAAAGACACCCGATGGCTTGCCTGTCAAGGCCGACTGTAAATAGCATCACAGCGACACCAACCGTCAGGCCGCTAATCCACACGAGCACAAAGACGAGAATCACTTGCGCCCCTTGAGCCATTCGCCAAGCGTCTGGCGGTGTTCTTTGAGCTGTGCCGCTGAGCGTTCTTTGCGCAAAAAGTGTGCAAGGCGCCGCCTGACTTTATGCACATTTTTCGGATGCATCGCTGCATTGCTTAATGTGACTTTAGTAAAGCCCATAACTTCCATGAAACCGTCTTGATAGTTGCTGTTCTTTGATGCTTTTAATATCTCGTCTGTAATCTTAGCTATTTTTTTCATGCGGGCCTGTGTCAGACATGACACCTTTTGTCAACCTTTTTGCATACTTTTATACACCATTTGGCGACATAATGCAGAATGCGCGACGCTGCATAAAAGGCTTTGCGCCTTACCATGGCGATACAGTAGCGGGCATGAAAGCAAAAAACCTTGTGAGTCTTTGTCTCTTTATTGTCTGCGTTGGGGTCGGTGGATTCGGTGGCGTTGCTGTATTGCTTCATCTGTGCGATAAAGCCGAAGCGGTGCCCGGCGTCCGTGAATACGTAGCCGGGTCTGTTTTAGGCGCGGTTGCCCTTGTGGTTTTTGTGTGGGGCGGGGAGGTTTTACTTAGCTATGCCGCCCGAAAGTATGCGGAGAAAAAAACCACGTCCGAACCAAAGCACGGCGACCACGGCCAAGGCGATTAAAGAGCCAACAAGCCACCGCCATTTACTCGCGGCGCTTGCGTTCTCCTCAGCCTTTACCGCTTCTTTGTCCCGGTCTTTGCCGAGCGTTTCGGCTTGCTCGTCGATTTCGTCGAAGAGTTGCGAAAGGGCTTCTTCGTCTTCTTTTTCGATTTCGTATTTTTCAACGATGGCGCGGGCGTCTTTTGTTCGGTCTTTGATTCTTTCCGCTTGAACGACTCCGACGCCTTGGGTAGTGCGACAGGCTGAAAGGATGACCACAAGAGCCAACCCACTAAGCCACCTAAGCAGAGTGCAACGACTATAAACTCGACCATACATCAGCCCGCCTCGGCTTTCGCCTTTTTGTTATCGAGGTATTTCATAATGACTGGTATCCCCCACCCGAGGACAACGACGAGCACGGCGAGCCAATAGACGGCGGGTAAAGTAATTCCGATGATCGTGACCGGATTGCCGTTTTGCTGTGCAAATTTTTTGTCTGATTGTAACTGTTCAGTAACGACCCGCTTAAACTCTTTCGAGCATTTCGACTTTTGCACATAGTCTATGGTTGAGTCGATGTCGCGTGTGTCGTTTGTTTCAACGAGACGCGGCCCTACAAAGAAAATTGTCAACGCTATAAACAGGAAGACAAAGCCAATGATATTTGACCTGTAGTTTTTTTTCGCCATGCGCTCGGCGGTAAGACGACCGCCAAGCCGTCAACGGTTAAATGAGGCGCATCAGGTCATTGAAAAACGGGAAGTCAGCTTCGACGATTAACCCGTTAAAGCGGCGCGTCGGTGGCCTATCAATGGGCCCCGTCCATCCGCAAAGCTCGACAATCTTGTCAACGTCGGCATGCTTTTGAGGGACGATGCACCCCGCGCTTGCAAAGTCGATGCTTTTCGCGTTGTCCTGATTCTTGCGGTGGATATTTATCGCGCACACGTCGGCTTTATAAACTCGCTCCCCGGCATTGACCTTCTTGTCAAAATTGACATCCTCGAACCAGTCCAACGGACCGACCTGAATAAACGCCTTCCCGTTGTGCTTGCCGAAGCGCCACACGTTCGGATAAAAACCGGGCTTTATTGTTCCCTCGCGGACGCCGTACTGTTTGCGGGTTTCCGGCGTCCACTTTGTACCGGGTACAGCGGCGCACCGTGCGGCAAAAAGCCCATCGTCGCCTACAATCGCGATGCAGTCTTGAAAAGTATTGTCTGCTTTTACCGTGGTATCTCGCGCAATAAGGATGTTTCGATCTTGCCACGGGTATTTATTCTCCCCGTAAAATTCCTTTATCGCGAAGTGTAAAGGCTTTGGCCCTTTCATAATTGTTTTCATATTTTCCTCTTAGTATTTTTCGCTGTTTCTAAAACTTCGATTCTTTGGCTATGGAGGGCAATCTCTGTGTCATGCTTTGACACTAAATTTATCAGGGTGTTGTGTCCGGCTTTGAGTTCGTCAAGGTTCTTGCCCAGTGCTCGCAATACAGCCCACGTCACACCAGCGCCAAACGTGATGCCGCCGATTTTAATTATCATGTCCACGCTTTTGTAAAAGTCTTGTTCTGGTATGGCCTGCACTACTTCTTTAAGGTATAGAAAAAACGGCAAGGAATCCTCTGTTATTTTGTAAAATGTTTCGCTCAGCATTTCCATTATTCTAATTTCCGAAAACTATTACGTTTACAATGGAGCAGTTAACCGCGTTGCCATCAACGTCTTTAACATTAAATCGAAATGCTGTCGTCGATTGTGATGTAATGTCGACGCCATCAGGTGCACCTCCATCTCCTTTAACTGTCACGCATGCTGCGTAATTTGCATCTGTGAACGCGGTAGAGAAATTTACCGTATAGTCCCCCGAGGAATTTTTTGTTACGTTAGTTACACCAAAACCGGCAGCTATTGTTATAGGGTCTGACGCTGTGCCGTCAAACTTACACCAAGCAGACTTTGCCGAAAATCGCAATTGCAAATAGGATTTGATCGTTGACCACAGCCAATAAACAACAGAGTTTGAATTCTCAGAATTCGCCCCGGCGAAGCGGTCACTGTCAACGATGGTGCCTTTTGACGTGGCGTTTATTGCGGTGCCTGTGACATCCGCACCCGTCGCGATTCCTGAAAGCTTCGTTTTTTCTGTCTGTGAATATTGCTTGTAGGTTGAACCGTCTGTCACCTGATCTTGCGTGTAGTCACTGGTAGTCGCAACGACATCGCCACTGCGCCCAAAGACTGTATCGACTCCGCCCGGCGGCCCCGGTGGTCCTTCTGGGATGACGGTCTCTAAAACGCGCTTGTGTGCGAGATACCCGCCGCCTTTGTAAATAATGATTAGCGTTTCGCCTTCGAGAGAGCTATTTACAATGACATAGCCACGGGGCTTGAGCTGTGCTGAATCGCTCCAGAATTGAGACGACGAGGGCTCGCCGGTTGTGGTAATGCGGGTGAGAGGGACAGAGGGGTCTGTGGCAAGATAGACGTTTATTTCAGTGGGGTGTGGTACTTGAGTTAATAGAACCCCAAAGACGCCGGGGAGTTCATCAAACTCAGCTACGTCGAGTTCTTCGCTTATGTCGTCTGTCCAATTCTTTTCACCTGTTCTGGGGTCTATGCGAAGATTTACCGCGTCGGACATAATGCCGCGCGGTAAGGGTTAAGACGGTGTGTCAATAGATTAGCAATATCAAGCCATCGGATCCGGTGCCGTTAGCTCCAGCACCACCGCCGAAAGTTTCAGGGGCGGTTACTGCATCGCCACCACGACCGGAAAAGAATCCGTTGCGCTCTCCGGGTTTGCCATTTTCCGCATGATTTCCATTTCCACCGAACCCACCGGCCGAGCCTCCACCTCCACCCCCCGGGATATATCTAACATCAAGCCAGCCATTATTCTCTGCCGCAGACCTTGAGAACCAATCGATACCATTTTGTGACGTCATTACACGGTTCGTGCCCGTTGATGACACAGCTACATAAATGCCATTCCCATACGTTACACTAAACCAATTATTTAATTCAGGGGCGGTTCTCTCAGTCCAAGTAGCCCCATCAGGTGAAGTCATTATTCGAGCTGAGCCTTCAGCCGAAACGGCAACAAAAAGGCCGCCCCCATAAGTAACACTTAGCCAGCCAGTAGTACCCGGGGTAGTTCTGCTTGTCCACGTTATTCCGTCGGTTGATATCATTACGTTATTACTGACACCGGATGTACCGGCCACCGCCACAAAAAGCCCAGCGCCGTAAGTTATGCTTTGCCATCCATTCGCGCTTGCCGCTGATCGACTCGTCCAAGTCGCACCGTCTGGCGACGTCATTACACGGTTCGTGCCGTTTTGAGCCACCGCCACAAAAAGCCCAGCGCCGTAAGTTATGCTCGTCCAGTCGTTAACTTCAGATTCTAAATGTGCAGTCCAGTTTATGCCGTCCGGCGATGACATTGTCCGATTAGCACCATCAGCAGAAACAGCAACAAAAAGTCCGTTCCCATAAGTAACTTCAAACCATGTATTATTTTCAGCGGCTGTGCGTGATGTGAATACCGCACCGTCTGGCGATGTCATTACACGGTTCGTGCCTGTAGAAGCAACTGATACAATAAGGCCATCACCGTAAGCGATGCTAACCCATGTATTATTTTCAGCGGCTGTGCGTGAGAACCAATCGATACCATTTTGTGACGTCATTACACGGTTCGTGCCGTCAGAGGCAACCGCGATAAAATACCCGTTAGCACCGTTTCCGCCAGTATGTGGTACGCCATTTATCCCTGTGCTCCCAACCGTTCCGGTCCCGCCAGCACCGCCAGAGCCTCCCGAAGTTGCCGAATTCCCGGCACCCGCAACGCAACCAAACATGGTTGTCGCAATCCCCACAACCCCTACTACGTATGCAAACATGTCTCCTCCTATGGCGTCGAGGTCTGCGACTCCGTAAACAGAACCGCCTCCGCCCCCTCCGCCGCCCGCGCTGTGACCATCTCCACCGGGGCCGACAAGCACAAAAAATACCTTTGACACGTTGGCCGGGCGCGACCAATTCCCCGAACCAGTAAGGATTTCAGGCTGTGTCCGGCGCGTTAAGCCAAGGAATTTACCCAAAGACACGAGGTCAGTTGACAGGGATTCTGTGACGTCCTTTATCCGTTTCCCGCTCGCTGAGATTGTCGAGCCGGTCGAGAGCGCCAAAAGCACAGACCCCCGCAAGATTGTTTCGCCCAAAACCCTCAGACTCTCAGCCGTCATGCCACCCTGAACCGTGACAGATCGTTCGAGGTTGAACCGATCATCCGCACGAAAAGACGAGTTTAACCCCATGCCGAGACCGTGGTAAGATATTGTGAACGTCTGCCCGATTCGCGTCTCGTGCACCTCTACAAAAGAGTGTGACCAATAAGTGAGCGCGGAATAATCGACGCGGTAATTTCCGTATGCCGGAACGGTTGTTCGGCTGACCTCTGAGAGAGTGACGAGCGCAGCATCCTTGACAACCACCGACGAAGGTGAGCGACGCTGACAGGCTTCGCGGGTGAAGAATCCGACCCGCCCCAAAGCGTCGAAATACTGCGCGACATGTACTTCATTTGATATCGGCACCGGCCGGAAAACTTGGCGGAAAGGGTCGAAGCGAAAGTCTGTATCTGCCATGATCAGTAGATGATTAAAATAAATCCATTTGCCCCGGCGCCACCCGCACCGACACCACCACCACCACCGCCGCCGTAAACCGTGCCAGCCGTACCAGTTGCGCCCGTACCATCGCCACCCGGCCCCGCAAAGAATCCGTCTGATTCGCCACCATCAGGGCTACCACCGGCCACACCGGCACCGCCGAACCCACCGGCCGCACCGCCGCCGCCGCCGCCCGTACCGCCGCCGCTACCGTTCGCACCTGCCCCACCGGCAACCGCTTTGCCGATACAGTCACCGCCGACCGTACCAGTACCGCCAGCGCCCGCCGTACCGCTCGACGCGTTCGCGCCTTTGCCTGCCGTGCTGCCGAAGATCGTTGTGTCATTGCCCGGTGTCCCAGCGACATAAGCAAAAGTAGACCCGCCGATAGCGTCAAGGTCGGCCACGCCATAAACTGCCGCGCCACCACCACCGCCGCCGCCACCGCCTGCCGCCGTCGAGCCATTGCCGCCCGGCCCGATGATAACGAAAAACACACGGTCAACGCCGGTTGGCCGCGTCCAGTTTCCCGAACCCGTCAGGATTTCCACGCCATGCGATTGGACAAGCCCCTCAGCCTGTCCCAAAGGCAAGCCGTCAGTGTCGTCTACCGCGTCGCCTACGTCGTTTATTGCCTTACCGCTCGCGCTGATTTCCGCGCCTGTATCCGCCGCAAGAATGACATCACCCTCAAGGGTCGTCTCACCCGACACGTCAGCATCGCCGACGACTTCTAAGTCACCGGCTACCGCCATGTCCTGAGACACTTCCAAACTTGCCCGCAAGTGAGTAAGCCACCGTGGAGGGGTGCCAAGACCATGATAACCAACCACAAAAGTTTCGCCGTCGCGTGACTCGTGAACCTCTACAAACCCGGTGCCGGTGAAACCGTCCGCGTCGTAATCCACCCGGAATTGATCGGCAGACGGTACCGTCAGGCGCGGCACCTCTGTAAGCACACCGCCGCCCGTTGCCAGTGACTCGACAGTCACCGTCGATGGCGTATTAAGTTGTGGAGCCTCAAAAAGAAAAAAGCCGTAACGCCCGTTTGATTCCTGCAATGCCGCGACGTGTTCCTCGTCGCCATCGTTCCAGCGTGGACGAAACGCCGTGTCTGGGTCTCCGTCGAAAGGGTCGAATCTGTAAGGGCTGTTTAACTCGCCGGGCATGGCGCCGCGCGGTTGCCGTTTATACGTGTGGTCAAGCGTTATGCTTTACTTAAGCTCACCGGCTGATTGAAGCTCTGAGGTCAGTTGTTGCAATGCTGCCACATACTCGACGAGCGCCGCCGCAGGTTGGCCCCACTGTGACTTGACTTCGATCTGACTCGGCGTGTAAGAGTAAACGGCCTGATTCAATTCGACGTGGTAGGTCTTATGGCCCACAAACTCAAAGTCCAGCTTGTCAATCCACACGGACGTTGCCGAAGCAAACTCGTCGTCTATGCTGAAACCGAAATATTTCGCGTCGCGGATATTAGCCCCTGAAAAGTCAACGACGATAGGCGTAAAGACTGCCGCCGCCGGGAAAGCAATCTTGACCGTGTTTTCATCCCATGCGTCAACGCCGATGCCAAAGGTCATAAACGAACCGGCGCGGGTTGAGCGGGCATAAAAAGCGATGCGCTTCACGAGTCCTTTTGTGTCGATTAAAAGTTCCGCCGTCTGTCCGTTCGCTGACGTGAAGTCGAAACGCGGGCAACCGTTCGCAAACATATAAATTTCGGTGTCCGCTTCTACCGCCAAATCTCCAGAACCGCCGATGGCAAACTCTGAAACGTCATCGACGTCCAAATCGCTGACCGTTTCGCGATACCTACCCAAAGGCATAAAGACCCGGTAAATACCCTGCGCCAGATAATCCCGCTGCGTTAAAGCCTGATAAAGCCCACCCTTCGCCGATGTCTTCGGCTCGGCAAGGTCAATCAGTAGCGCTTGCCCATAAGTCTGCGCGTCGAGTTCTGAAATATAACCGGGGATTTTCTGAATCAGTTCATTACGCCCGTATTTATGAATCGACGATACGTCATTGAATGGCCCGACCACGCCGAAGCCTGACTCGCCACTCCCTGCCGGCTGGTCGCGGTGGATGGAGATTGTATTCTTTACCGCCTCATAGTTTTCTTGCGGCTTGAAATCTTGCATCTGGTAGCCGATGAAAAACGACCGCACCCTATCTGTGCGAAGGTATTTCGTCCAAGTAAACGCGCCTTCACCGTCGACGCCCCACAGGTAATAATAATCAGGCGTCTGCGTCAGCTTTTGGAAAAAGTCAAAAATCTTGCGCAGAGTGAATTTTGAAAGCTCAAGGTCAGCGGCAATCGTCACCCCTGAAAGGTCGCCGATCTTTGCCGGATCATATGAAATAGGGGAAAACTCGGGTTGGCCGACGCCATTTTCTGCGAGTGCCGCAATTATGGTTGTCGTATCTGTTCCGGCTGAAAAAACCGTGAACCCGTCCGGCGGTTGCAGAGTCTCAAGCCACCGGCGAAGACCAAACCCCTTGTAAATAAGCGGCTCCGTCTGCGTTCCCGGTGTCGGCGGTACTGTGATTGCACCCGTGAACCAATTAAAATCTGAGTTCCCGACATTGAATTTTACAATGGAAAAAGGCTCAATCGCGAACCGTGGCGCGCGCAACAG